CGGACTGGATCTGTCGGGCGTGCGCGAGACGGCCGGCGGCGATCTGGCGAGCGACGGCGATGTGCTCGACGTGCTGGCGCGCGACTACGGCCTCGACGTTGGGGCATTCCGGCGCCAGCTTGCAACGCCCGCTGTTGTGGCAGCTGTTGGCTCCGGCGCATCTGCGGTCATCGTCGGTGGTGTCCGCCTGATCATCGTCGATGGGCGGGTGGTGACGATCAAGTATCTGACCAACATCGGCCGACGCCGGAAGGTGCCGCGCGATCCGAGGCCGCGCCAGAGCACGAGCGAGGCGCTGCGCGATCAACTGGACGAGGTGGCGTGGTGAAACGGCGACCGACAGCCCGGGACGCGATGGCGCGCATGCTCGCAGCCGAGATCAGGCGTGCAGCGCGGCTTCAGCTCGGTTCCTTTTCTAGCTCAGGCCAAGACCAATCAGGCCAAGACGACCAGTTGAGTGAGGGAGTGTGATGGATTTTTCATTGCCCGCAGGGGCGTTTGCAAAGGCGGTCGAGACGGTCAAGGGGTGCATTCCGACCCGCACGACCATTCCGATCCTCAGCCACGTGCTGATCACCGGCCGGGCCGGCGCGATCGACGTGCGCGGCACCAATCTGGAAATGGAGGCGATCGCGACCTCGGGCGCGGATGTGGCCGACGACGGCGAGATCGCGATCCCCGGTGAGATCCTGGCCGGTATCGTCAAGCGCATGCCGAAGAGCGAGCTGGTGACGGTCAAGCAGATCGATGACCGGGCCGATGTGCGCTGTGGCACCATGCGCTATTCGCTGAGGCTGCTGCCGAACGAGGATTTTCCAAGAACGCGTGACGCGCAAGACGATGGCGTGACGTTCACGATCGCCTGCACCGAGCTGCGCGGACTGCTGGAGGCGACGCGTTACGCGCTCTTGAACAGCGAGGATCGCCCGTACCTGCAGGGCGTGTTTCTGCACGTGGCTGACGGCCAGCTCGCAGCTGCGGCATCTGATGGCCACCGGTTGGCGCGGCGCCTGTGTGCGTTGCCCGGCGGCGCAGCCGACATGCCGGGCGTGATCGTGCCGGGCAATGCGGTGCGCGAGATCGTGGCGATGCTCGAAGAGGGCGATGCGACGGTGACGGTCGGCGAAAGCCTGATCCGCATATCGGTGCCGGATCTGACGTTTTCGTCATCGTTGATCGGCAGCACCTTTCCGCCCTATGACCGGCTGATCAGCTTCGAACGCCAGCCCGAGATCACGGTGCACCCGCGCGTGATGATAGAGGCGATTGAGCGTGCCTTGGTGCTCTACCAAGGCACCGACATCAAGATGCCGGCCGCAATCTTCAGGGCGGCGGACGGCAAACTCAACATGGATGCCGGCGCGGCGCGGTTCGATACTGGCAGCGAAGAGATCGAGGCGACAATCCATGCGAGCGATGCGCGGTTTCGCTGCAACGTCAAATATCTCGCCGAGATGCTGAAGGTGTGGCCGGCTGACGTGGATCTCGACATTCAGACCAACAACGACGGGCCGATCCTGTTCACCGCCGGCGATGCGCCGGACATGACGCACATCATCATGCCGCAGCATAAGGGATAGCGCGATGAGCTTTCAGGGGGCAGTGGCACCAGCGGTGCTGACAGATGACACCGAACGGATGCGGGCGGCGGTGTTGAAGCTTGAGATGGTGCAGAATCGGCTGCAAAGCGAGAACGAACACCTCGCCGAGCAGCTGGCCGATGCGGAAAGTCAGGCGAACGACTATGCGAACGAGCGAGACGAAGCGCTTGATGAGATCGGCACGCTAGAGGCGCAGGTCGATGAGATTGCAGGGCACACCGATGCTCTGGCGCGGACGTGGGCGATGCTGAAATCGGGGCGAGCTGACGATGCGCTGCGCGAGTTGGAGCGGGTGCTCAGCCATCTCGATAGCGCATGGCGGACGCGGGCGGTGGCATGAGCGGGTTGCAGGCATATCAGGAGCTGCTGGCCTCGAAGCGCTGCGCGTTTACTCCGCGCGGACTTGATACCACAGATTGTGATCTCAACCCGGCAATGCGGCCACACCAGGCGGCGGTGACACGGTTTCTGCTCGAAGCGGGCTGTGGCGGCTCGTTCCTCGATACGGGGCTCGGCAAGACGTTGATTGCGCTGGAGTGGGGCCGCACGGTCGCCGCGCGTGCGGGCAAGCCCGTGTTGATGCTGGCGCCGCTGGCGGTCGGGCCACAGCATGCGCGGGAGGCTGAAAAGTTCGGCATCGAGGCGGCGTATCTGCGCGAACCGCCCTCGGGTGCACTGCCTCCGATCGTGATCACCAACTATGAGCGGCTCGGCGCGTGGGACGTGTCGCGGTTCGCCGGGATCTCGCTCGATGAGAGTTCGATCCTGAAATCGTTCTCAGGCAAGATCCGCAACCAGTTGGTCGAGACGTTTGCCGGCATGCCCTACCGGCTCGCCTCGACGGCGACGCCGGCGCCGAACGATCATATGGAGCTTGGCAACCACGCGGAGTTCTTAGGTGTCATGTCGAGCCGCGAGATGCTGTCGCGCTGGTTCGTCAACGATACCTCGACGGCTAGCCACAAGTGGCGCCTCAAGGGCCATGCGGTCGAGGCCTATTGGGATTGGGTGGCGAGCTGGTCACGCTGTGTCGCGATGCCCTCCGATCTCGGGTTCGACGATGACGGCTACGTGCTGCCCGAGCTGGTCGAGCACCATCACGTGGTCGAAGCTGACCGCTCGATCGATGCCGGCGAAGATGGTGTGCAGGCGCGGCTGTTCCGCATGCCGGAGCTGTCGGCGACCAGCGTGCACCGGGAAAAGAAGCTGACGCTTGACGCGCGGGCTGACGCGATTGCGGCAGCTGTGGCTGATGTGCCTGCAACTGAACCATGGGTGATCTGGGTTGAAACGGACAAAGAAGCGGACGCGATGCGGGCGCGTTTGCCTGGCTTTGTCGAGGTTCGGGGCTCGATGAAAGCGGACAAAAAAGAGGACCTGCTGACGGCGTTCTCGGAGGGCAACGAGCGCGGGCTGATCACCAAACCGTCGATCGCAGGCTTCGGGCTCAACTGGCAGCACTGTGCGCACACCGGTTTCTGCGGGCTGTCGTTTTCCTATGAACGCTACTACCAGGCCGTGCGCCGGTTCTGGCGGTTCGGGCAGACGCGTTCCGTGCAGGTGCACACGGCGATGGCCGATACCGAGCGCGCGATCTTCGATGCCGTGAAGCGCAAGGAAGGCGATGATCGAGCGATGAAGCAAGCAATGCGCGCGGCAATGGCGCGGGCGGTGAGCGCGGTGGATCGCCAGCGCCCGTATGAGGCGGCGCGCACGATGGAGGTGCCGGCATGGCTCAATTGACAGCATGGGCGATGCTGGCGCTGTCGAGCGGCACGGTGCTGGCGATTGTTTTTGGAGGCGTGAGGTGATGCGTTGGTTGCGTTGGCAGATGCGCCGTTTGAAGCGGTGGCACAAGGCGTACACGGCGGATGACGGTAACGCGGACAAGCTGGGGTGTTTGATTGCCCTGCTGACCGCGGTCCCGGCCGGATTTGCGCTTGGGGCTTTGATTGCGAGGTGGGCAGGATGAGTGTGGCAAAGACCAGACGGCGATGCGCATGCGGGAAAACGATTGTGTCGCCGCGCGAACAAGATTGCTGGGAGTGCGGCGAAAAGCGGATCGTTGCGGCGGTGCGTGCGCGCTACGCGGCGGAGAACGCGGCCCGTGAGAGACAACCATCGCTAAAAGGGACCGGCTACAACACCCGTGCACTCAGGAAGTCGGCGGTGACGGAGGATTATCGATGAGCCAGATCTATGACCAGCCCATCACGGAGCGGGCTGCGCTCTACCATGCGGATTGCGTTCACGTGCTCACCGGGCTGCCGGACGAAAGCGTTGGCTTTTCGGTGTACTCGCCACCGTTCGGCGATCTGTTCGTCTATTCTGACAGCATCGCCGACATGGGCAACGTTGCCGATGATGAACAGTTCTTCGCGCAGTACGCGCACATGGCAGCTGAGCTTTATCGCGTGCTGAAGCCGGGGCGGCTGGTGGCGGTGCATTGCACGGATCTGCCAACGCGCAAGGGTCGCGACGGCGTGATCGGCGTCAAGCGGTTCTCCGATCTGATCGGCGCGGCGCATGACGCGGCCGGCTTCGTGTTTCACTGCCGGGTGACGGTGTGGCGTGATCCGGTGGTTGAGATGCAGCGCACCAAGGCGCTCGGCTTGCTCTACAAGCAGGTGCAGAAGGACAGCGCCATGAGCCGCGTCGGCCTTGCCGACTACGTGATGGTGTTCCGCAAGCCCGGCGACAACGCCGAGCCGATCGGCCAGAAGCCGGACGACTTTCCTGTCGAGCGCTGGCAGGAATGGGCGAGCCCGGTGTGGATGGACATCCGCCAAGGCAATGTCCTGAACGTGCGCACGGCGCGCGAAGACAAGGACGAAAAGCATCTCTGCCCGCTGCAGATCGACCTGATCGAACGCGCCGTGACGCTGTGGTCGAATGCCGGTGACACGGTGTTGACGCCGTTTCTCGGGATCGGCTCGGAGGCGGTGACAGCGGTGAAGCTCGGGCGCAAGGCGATCGGCGCCGAGCTGAAAGAGAGCTACTACCGGCAGGCCGTGAAGAATGTCGCCAATGCTGAAGCGGACCTTGATGCGGGGGATCTGTTTACGGCTGGCAAGAACGGTGTCGATTGGGGTGCGGCTGTGGGGATGGAGGCGGCGGAATGAACGACATGATCAACCATCCGCCGCATTACATCACAGCCGGCGGCATCGAGGCGATCGATGTGATCGAGCGCTACGGCTTCGCTCGAAGTTTTCATTTGGCTAACGCCATGAAGTATCTGCTGCGCGCCGGCCGCAAGGGCGACTTGCTGTCAGATCTCAGGAAGGCGGATTGGTATCTGGCCCGGTGGTTGGAACGCGGGGCGTCTCAAGGCTATGCGTACTTGCCTTGGCTGCACCGTTCAGACGATATCGCCAACTGGTGCCTACCTGAGGAAGTGTGTGCAGCTTTCGAGATTGAAGGTCCGCGCGCTCAAGCCGTGAAAGACTTGCTGTGGTGGGCGATGGGCTCAGAACCGGAAGCACCGAGAGACAGCATCCGAATTGTGCGCGTGGCGCTCGGTGTCGCGATTGCGTCCGCGACACGGGAGATGGCGGCATGAGTATGCGCGGCATTCTTGAGCAACGAGACGTTGATGCGTTGCAGAAGACGGCCGACAAGGCTGCTCGCCGTGTGTCTGAGGTCGGTAACAGCCACGCCCTGCTCGGCGTCTTTGGCAGACTGCATCCGCTTGCGCTCGCAGAGTTGTGCACGGCATGGAAGGCGCAGCGTGGGATCATTCGCAAGCCCGATTGCGTGGACGTGGAAACGGGGTGGCTGCGATGACCGAATGCTACTGCCCTTACGATCCGCCGACCGTGTTCAATGCCCAAGAGCATCGTGCGCGCAAGACGTATCGGTGCGGTGAGTGCGGTTGCGATATCCGGCCCGGCGAGCGCTATGAGCGCGTGTTCGGTGTGTGGGACGGCATCGCCGACACCAATCTGACGTGCGAACGCTGCGTTGATTTCCGCAAGTGGTTGGCGTTCTCGCTGCCGTGTTTCTGCTGGTGCTACGAGAACATGCTGGAGGATGCGCGCGAAACGATCAGCGAAGCGATGCTGCGCGAGCATGTGCCGGGCTTTGCGTTTGAGGCGGGGCGCAAGCTGGTCGCCATTCGGCGTCGTGCATTGGCCGATATGCAGGCACGCTGGCAGCAACGGAGAGCAGCATGATTGAGTTGACCGAGCATGAGGTGCGCATCCTCACTTATCTCGAAGAACATGGCCCGACTCATCGTGCAGGTGTGGTTTGCGATCTAGCGGCGCCAGACAGCCGGATCGGTCAGGGCGTTCGTAATGGGTCCAACAGCGCAATCCCATTGATCATGGGCAGTTGGTGCAAGAGGTTGATCAAGACCGGATTGGTGTCGGTGCGGCAGCACGTGCGAGGGCATG